ATCGTATGACACCTCTCATGTGCTTAGCAGCGGCGGTCTTCTTTGAGGCCAGATCAGAACCTCTGGAAGCACAGAGGGCCGTTTCTGAGGTCGTGATGAACAGGGTAGGATCACCCCGTTGGCCCGACTTAATCTGTGATGTTGTCTTCCAACACAAGCAGTTCTCGTTCACCCACGATGGGAAATCTGATAACTACCACAAGTACAACAGTAATGTTTTCGACAGGCAAGCCATTGATATTGCTGAGACTATAGCTAAATCTGCAATAAAAGGTGACAGGATTGGCTTGACTTCTACTCACTACCATGCTACTTATGTTACACCTACACCGTATTGGGCGAATCAGTACCTCCGTGATGGTCGCATTGGTACGCACATATTTTACACAGCACCCGAAGGGAAATGAGACAATGTTCAGTAAAACTTTAGAGCAACACTTGCAAGAGCTTGGGATATTCCCAACCAATAGCATATTAGATGATATGGCCCGCGTACCAGATACACGCCACGTATACTCAGAGAAAGGTTACTACCGTGACCCCCGCGATAGAAATGGAGAGGTATCGTTCTAATGAATACTATATTTATATTATTATGGTTTGTAGTTATACCAGATCAAGGCGTAAGGTACTACAACTTAGGTCAGTACCCCAATGAAACACTATGTAAGGCTGCTAAAAAAGGTGCTGCCGTTATGGTCAATGATAAAAATGAGACGATTTCTTGTATAGGAGTGACGTTCTAATGATAACAGCTACTTACATAAATCACATGGGGAATGATCTGTCAGTTGTCAACAGCGCGAGGGTGTCGTTTGCCAACGAAAGTCAGTTTGAGGAGGACGCTTGGGGGCCACCAAGACTTAAAGAGAAGGACGCTAAGCTAATACGCTACCTTGCCAAGCATAAGCACATCAGTCCATTTGGTCATTGCTTCGCTAGTTTTGTAATCAAGGCACCTATATTTGTAGCGCGTCAACTGGTCAAGCACTCCTATCTCCGCTGGAACGAAATATCAAGGAGGTACGTGAGTACCCCACCAGAGTTCTATGAGCCTGACGTGTGGAGAGGCCAAGCACAGGACAAGAAGCAGGGTTCAGCAGGGGTAGTCGCAGACGTACACATAGGCACCACTCAGAGGGTCGTAGCGATGCTGTACGATGATCTGTTGGCTAAGGGTGTGTGTGAGGAGCAAGCTCGCATGGTTCTACCTCAGAATACAATGACTGAATGGTATTGGAGCGGATCACTTGATGCCTTCGCTAGAATGTGTCAGCTAAGGTGTAAGCCTGACGCTCAGTACGAGACACGAGTCGTTGCTGATTTGGTCAGCAGTACTATGGCAGAATTATTCCCAGTTTCTTGGGAAGCATTGATGGAAAAGAGTGAATGAAAAAATACGGACTGGCTACGGAGATAGATTCTGGTGACTTTGCAAACCTAAAGTTACCTTTAATGAGCTACAGTGAAGCTGAAGCTAGTGCAATTAGAATCAGGGAGCTAAAGCCTTTTGCTAAGGTAGTTGTCGTTAATAGGGAGGCAGAGTAATGGGAAATACGCAAGTTAAACTGACTACAGACGAAATCGTAACTATGTGTGAGAGGCTGTCACGTAAATACAGACGCCCACACATGAATGACGACTTAGTGTCAGAGGGTGTCTTAGCCGTGTACGAGAGGTTAGAAACTACACCCGACGAATACCCAGCCAGTCTGTACCGAAGAGCTAACAAGGCTATGTATGACTACATCAACGTAAAGACAAAGGCTGTTACTATCCCTTCGTCTAGGTCAGCTACAGAGGTGGCATTGGGTAATGAGTACACAGGTCAGAACTACTCTGAAGAGGGCAAGAGGGTTCTTGATGTAGCTCTTAAGTCTACAACAGTGGAGTTTGATGAGGAGTTCATGGGTACAGTGGAGGACTGTACAGCAAGTTATGAACGAAAGGACTACCTAGAAAAAGGGTTTAAGAAATTAAACGACAAGGAAAAGCAGGTGATTAACATGCGATACTTTAACGACATGACACAGGACGAAGTATCAGTGTTTTATGGGGTTAGCCAACAGTCTGTCGCCCTTTGGGAAGAGGAGGCATTGTATAAAATGTCTATAGTGTAACAATTCGTGACTTGTGAGAATTGAGTTTGGGTCTATATAGTAAGATGTACCTTGTAAGTTTTCTTACACAAGTAACTACTTAAGTTATCTTAAGTATTAACAACAACAAGTAATAACTAAAGGAAAAGGTTATGGACGATAATGAATACTTAGCAAGTATGTTGCCAGATAAACCAGAGTGGCAGTACCATGAGGTTTGCTTGTGGTTGCCACACAAGCCTGAGACAGTAGAAGATATTGCCAATGATATGGCAGCAAATGGTTTTCGACTAGATCGTGCTATTGCTACATATGAAGGTAAAATCCTTGATGGTCGTCACAGATATGAAGCTGCACTTAAGGCTGGACTTGACCCAATCTTTGCTGAGTTTAATGGGACTAGGGAAGAGGCGATTTCGTATGTGACATCTGAGAATGTTGCTCGTCGTCACCTTAATAGTCAAGAGAAGGAGTATTTCTACGTACAACGTGCTGAGGCTTTGGGTGTTCAGACAAGGGGTGGGAGTGGTAACAATCAATACCAAAGTGGAAATGTGACAAATGTCACATTAGCTCCATCTCAAGAAGAACATGCTACTGCCCTTGGAGTAAGCCGTGAAACGGTTAACAGGTGGGAAGCAGACCGAAAGGAGATCACATCAGACCCTGAACTAGCAGCCAAAGCTACAACACCAAAGGGTTACAAAGAGGCGAAGGCAGAGGTAAAAGACAGACGACAAAAACAAAAGGAGGCTATTAGTAATACTGTCGCCCCCACTGTGGTTGATCTTAATGCCATAGCTAGAAGCCAGAAAGAAACTGACATACGTAATGTTGGGCCAGCTTTTGTTGGACTTATGGAGACATTATGTACAAAGTTTGACGAAAGAGACATCAAGAGGGAACTTGTATCTTTCATTTATCCAGACCCTCTTGGACTAAAGGTTGAAGCACTTCATAAGATGGCAGACATCTTGAGTGAACTTTGTGAAGACCTACCTACCGAAACCACTAAACAGCAACTAAACTAAAGGAACCAACAATGACAAATCAACAGAGCCTATTCGACTTCGCGATTGAAAAAATGCGTGAGCGTTCGGTATTTAAATTTTATGGGGATCGTAAGACTCCAGAGGATGCAGTAGAAGCTGGGGCAAAAAGCCTTAGCAGTATGAAGGCTACGCAAATTCGCAGTCAGGCGTTTGCTAGTAATGATGTGACCCAAGAACTAAACTCCCCTACTTACTGCAAAGAGGTGGACACTTATGTTCCATTTTGGTGGGCAGTTAAGAATTACCCAGAGTCCACCTTTGCTGCTTGGGAGAAACGTGTTGACATGGCAGCGGCACTACAAAAGAAACAGTTTGTGTTTCAAACTATGGCGCAACTTTACTTAAAGGGTGCTGTATCTGTGGATGAAGGTGATCTTGTCGCCCCAGACCATTATGTAGAAGACCTACCCACTAAGTAAGTAAAAAGGAGAGAGTCAAATGGAAGATAATTTAGTTATTGACGAGAGTGTATTGGATTTTATCAGGGGCCTAAAAGACTTCGACCTTGTTATGCTTCTGTCCGAGGTAGACGAACACGGGTGGGACAAGGCAAGAGCTTTGATCCCTTACATCCGTAAGACCTTAAACTAAACAAAGGAGAGCCACATGTCTGAACATGCCCACCAAGAGTGTCCCTATGAAACGTGTGGCTCTTCTGACGCCTTTAGTTATAATGACGAAGGCTTCGGAAAGTGCCACGCTTGTGGACAAGGTTATCCATCCAGTCGAAAGACCTTCGATTGGGCGGATGAGAAGTACCCAACAAAAGGAGATAACAATATGACATTCACACCAAAGCTGATCGAGACCCCCAGCGATGGAAAGTATGAAACCATGCGAGGCATCCAGAGTCGCACAATGGAGGACTACGGAGTTCTGACCTACGGGGATCGTCAAGAGTACGTGTACCCCAGCGGCGGAATTAAAGTACGGAACCTCAAGGAGAAAGGCTTCTACGCTAAGTCAGGGTTCAAGGGCGATGAACTCTTTGGTATGAACCTGTTTACTGCTGGTAGCTCTAAGATGGTAACGATCACTGAGGGTGAACTAGACGCTCTCTCAGTGTCTCAGATGATGAAAGGCAGCTACACTAACCCTGTTGTGTCGTTACCCTCTGCTACGCCAGCTAAGAAGCTCTGGGAGAACTGTAAGGAGTGGCTAGATAGCTTCGATAAGATCATACTATCAGTAGACACAGACGATGCTGGCAATGCACTTGCTGATAAGATTTCTAAGATGTTCCCTAACAAGGTCTATCGTGTCAATCATCATCCATACAAGGATGCGAATGACTTCCTACAGAACGGCAAAGGGAAGGAGTTCAAGGGAGCATGGTGGTCAGCTAGTAAGTACACACCTGAGAATGTGATGAACACCACACAGGACTTCATATCGCTGTATCAGGATGCACCAGAGCATCAGTACGTACCAACGGGAATACAGGCACTAGACGATAAGATACTAGGGCTAATGCAGGGTCACTTCACAGTGATTAAGGCACCGACAGGAATAGGCAAGACTGAGGTGATGCGATACCTTGAGTACAACATGATCTCACGGGGCGTACCAATCGCTGCAATGCACGTTGAGGAGACTAAGCTGCGATCTCTGCTAGGTCTTGTGTCTTACGAGTGTAATGACAACCTGACACGCAGAGACTTGATTGAAGAGAAGGGTGCCAACGAACAGGTCATGGCGGCTATCAAGAAGCTAACTAAAGATGAACTGTACTATCAGTTTTTCATGGGCGATGGACAGGGTGCAGACGAATTATGTGAGCAGATAAGATACTTTGCTGTAGCCTGTAACGTAAAGTTTATTTTTTTTGAACCCATCCAAGACGTTGTAGTCGGATCATCTGAGGAAGGTAAGGAGAGTATGTTAGCTGACTTATCTATACGACTGTCTAAGCTGGCAGCAGAGCTTAACTGTGGCATTGTAACGATTGCTCACACGAATGAGAATGGCGATCCCAAGTACTGCAAGATGATTGGACAGAGAGCTTCTGTCGTTATTGACTTGTCACGGGAGAAAGAGGCAGATAGCGTGGAGGAGCGTAACACGACACACATTCGCGTTGAGAAGAACCGCCCATGCTCAGAAGAAGGTGCAGCGGGAACAATGAGGTTTAACTTAGATACGTTTACATTAAGGGAAGTATAATATGATTGAAGTTAAGATTACAGGGTTTCACATAGAAAGTGCAAAAACCTTAGCTGAAGACCTTGGCCAACTAAAGAACTCTATTACAAGTGGGGACGGCAACCTATCTGGTTTTATAGGTGAGGTAGTTACATCAGAGATCACAGGGTCTTCTCACTCTAACACATACGACTACGACTTAATCTTGCCTAGTGGTAAAACCGTAGATGTAAAGACTAAGCGAACTAACTACGCACCAAGAGAGTATTACGATTGTAGTGTAGCGGCGTTTAACACTAAGCAAAAGTGCGACTACTACGCCTTCGTAAGAGTCAAGAACGACCTGTCTATTGCTTGGATACTTGGGTTTTATGAAAAAGCCACCTACTTCCAAGATGCAAAGTTTCATAAGAAAGGTGATTACGACCCCGACAACAGGTTTACCTTTAAAGCAGACTGCTACAACATGAAAATATCAAACCTTGAGGGGTGTCCTTAAAATGACAACAGTATTCGACATTGAAACAGATGGTCTATTAGATGTGTTGACCAAAATTCATGTCATGTCTTGGTCTAATGATATGGGTGAAGTAAAGCACACCCATGACTATGATGAGATGCGTTATGTATTGCTCAACAGCGAGACACTTGTAGGCCACAACCAAATCCGCTTTGACATACCAGCAGTGGAAAAGCTTCTGGACATCAAAGTAACAGCACGTCTGATCGACACACTGGCACTAAGCTGGTACATCAACCACGGACGCATGAAGCATGGGCTTGAAGGATACGGAGAGGAGTACGGAGTGCCTAAGCCAGTGATTAAGGACTGGAACACCCTGACGCCTCAAGAGTACGCTCACAGGTGCAATGAGGACGTTAAGATCAACAACCGTTTATGGCGTGATTTAGACCTTAAGTTAGACAGGCTGTATAAGGACACACCAGAAGACAAAGATCGTCTGATTGATTATCTGTCGTTCAAGCTAGACTGCGCTAGAGAACAGGAAGAGCTACGGTGGAAATTAGATGTACCAAAGGCGCAAGCAGCCTACGATGAAATTAGCCGACTCAAAGAGGAGAAGGTTGAGCAACTCGCAGATGCTATGCCCAAGCGTATCTTAGCTCGAATGGTGTCGCAACCAAAGGTTATGCACAAGAAGGACGGGGAGCTATCATCACACGGTAATAAGTGGGTGGCTCTCTGCAAGGAGAACAAGCAGCCTGTGACCTCGTTATGCTTTGTTGTCAAGACAGGTGAGGAGCGGGGCAACCCTAACTCTAACGATCAGGTTAAGGACTGGCTACGGTCTTTAGGCTGGGAACCACGCACATTTAAGTTTGTAAGGGATAAGAAAAGTGGAGACACGAGACAAATCGAACAGGTACGCAAAGGTACTGAGCTATGTAGTAGTGTTAAGGAACTTTCTATTGTTGATGCTGCTGTGGACTTGCTTGATGGTCTCACTGTTCTTACTCACAGGGCTGGCATATTAAAGAGCTTCTTAGAGGGTCACACAGATGGCTACCTACAGGCTAGTATAGCTGGGCTAACTAACACGTTCCGCTTCAAGCACTTTAAGCCACTGGTGAACCTACCTAGCGTAGACAAGCCTTATGGTGATGTAATCCGAGGATGCCTGATTGCACCAGAAGGTTATGTACTATGCGGTGCTGACATGACATCACTGGAGGATACGACAAAACGTCACTACATGAAGCCATACGATCCTGAGTATGTAGAAGCTATGAGTTGTGAAGGGTTCGACCCTCACTTAGACTTAGCACTACACGCAGGTCTTATCAATCAGAGTGACATCGACATGCACAACTCTGGTGAGAGGTCACTTAAGGAGTTACGCAAGAACTACAAGGTTGTTAACTACAGCGCCACGTATGGCATTGGAGCAGCAGCCCTTGCACGAGGTACTGGCATGAGCAAGAAGGCTAGT